AGTTTGTGACCAACGCCGTGGACGTGCAGGTCCCGGATTCCTCGGACGGAAACCTGATCATCCGGTACATCACGGACGACGGCGTGCCGACCTCGGACGAGTGCTCCAAGCTTGCGGCAGAGCTGAGCGCATCGACGATCCGGCCGCTGACCGACCACGTGATCGTCGAGGCACCGAGCGTGATCAATGTCTCCCTGGACGTGACCTACTACATCGCGTCCTCCTCGAGCGGATCGGTGGCGTCGATCCAGACCCAGGTGGCTGCAGCCGTGGCCGACTACAAGGCATGGCAGGCGGGTAAGATCGGCCGGGACATCAATCCGGACGCTCTGGTCCAGCGCCTCATGGCCGCCGGCGCCAAGCGTGTCGTGGTCGCGTCGCCTACATACACGACGATCGACAGCTCCGCGATCGCAATCGTAAACACGGAAAAGATCTCGTATGGAGGGATAGAAGATGATTAGTCTCAGGGACTCTCAGATCACCGATATCCTTCCAGACGTCCTCAAGTACAGGCCTGATATACAGGCCTTTTCTTATGCCCTGCATGTCCAGATCGCGAAGATCTGCGACCTGTCGGAGCGATGCAAGATGCTTGCCAACATCGACGCCCTCCCGGAAGACGTTCTGGATCTTCTCGCGATCGAGTTGCAGTCGATCTACTACGACACGAGCCTCCCGATCGACAAGAAACGGGCGGACATCAAGGCGACGCTCCGGTGGCACTGGTACGGCGGCACCAAGGCATCCGTCGAGGACTACGTGCGGACGATCTTCGGCGGCGGGTCCGTGCGAGAGTGGTTTGAATATGGCAGCGATCCGTACACCTTCCGCCTCGATGCGGATGACACCGGCACGACGATGCAGGTCGGCAAGGTCATCGACACGATCTACAAGATCAAGCGTCCAGACACGACCTTTGACACCTACATCGGCAACCCGGCGACAGTGCTGATCGGGACCACCGAGCAGGGGTGGATCGTCTACCACTCCCCTGCAGGCACGATCCCCGATGAGAGCACGAGGCTGTCTCTGGATCCTGCGACCATCAAAGCAGCCATCAAGCAGAACGGCTACAAAAGCGACCGACCGGTACCCGGGGATCTTACAACCGGCACGAAGCCGGATGAGAGCACCCGGCTTTCGATCAACGAGGGCACTGTGGCAGCGGCCCCTGATCCTTCCGGATATCTGGTAGAGCCGGAGGTCTCCGGAGATGCAATGACCGGAGAGAAACCGGCACAGAGTACCAGGGCATCGATCTCCGACGGCGGCGAAGCATTGACCGCGAGTCTCGAGGCCTACAGCGTACGATATCAAACCTGCGGATCGCAGGACGATTTATAAGGAGGTATTTGGTATGGCCATGCTGACAACGGCGGCTCTCAGCGGGATCCGCCAGTATATCAAGCGCACCGTAGCCTACGGCCGGTACAAAATCGGCGGGACATGGATCAAGGCACCGCTCGCGGACATCACAGTTGACGCTAATGGCGTCGTGCGGATTGCCTTTATGTGCGAACCGAGTTCCGCAGGAACGCTGGTCACCGAGGTCCAGCTGTATGACAACAGCGGCGCGTTGTGGGCGGATAGGACGGTATCCCACGATATGCAGAGCACGACAAACGGCTACTATGAGTTATTCAAAATCACGATCAAGGAGGAAAGCTGATGAGAGACCTGATCAGATGGAAAGATGAAGTCGTCGAGTACCCCGGAAGGTATAAAGAGACTACTAACACCGACGGCACGGTGGATCATGTTAAGTCCCCCGGGGAAATTGTTCAGCCGGGTACGCCACTCAATGCCGAGAATCTTAACGACATGGATGAGGCGGCTTGGGAAGCTCTGCAGACTGCTAAGTTCCTCCTGAACTATGCACGGCAGACCCGGGATCATGTCGATGCCGTCGAAGGAGAGGTCATTCGTGTCAATCTCACGAATACGCAGGCGTATCCGCTCAATAACTCCGGCAAAACGGTCGCTCTTGCCAAGAAGAGAAATAAGACCGATTACACAGTTCTTGTCGACGTGATTGACAGCACCGGAGGCGGCGTCGGAGACATCAGGATCACAAATCGCGCCGACAATGCTTTCAAAATCAGCTACAGCGGAGCGGCAAGTGCGGTTACGGTGGACTGCTATGTCCAGGGAGGATATTGATGGCCAACGTGATTATCAAATCCGATGAGAGACGCGAGGCAGAGCATTATGCAGCGCATTGCTTCGGAGTCGGATTGAATGCAACACCAGAGCAGAGGGAAGCCATTGAGGTCATTTCCCGAAGAACTGAAGAAGCGGCAGAAGCTGGAAGACAGCTGGAGAGGAGATAAAGATGATTGAAATCCACATGACCGAGGGTGAATACTTTCCGTACACCTGCACCAAGAAGTCCATCACGATCGACGACGACATTTCCGTCAACCTGCAGAAGCGGGAAGCGGACGAGGAGGTTGTCATCGACATCTATCGCGACATCAATAAGAACCTGATGATCGGATATGACGCCGATGCCCAGCATCTTGTCGCTCAGGTCCTGATCCCTGCAAGGCAGTATACCTTCGAGACCAAGGACAACCCGGATTTCAACATGAACGAGGAAGAGAGCGCAACCAACCAGAAAACAGTTACGACCAAGACAGCGGTGCCGTTCGACATTGATAAGTGCACAGTTCGTCTGCTCGCAATTTAAAAGGAGGAAACAATAAAATGGCAAACTTTGATGATATGAAGCTCGCGGTCGAGTCCCTGACCGGAGGCAAGAACACTGTTCTTCTGGATGATGCCGGACTTCCGTCCGTTGTCGTTGTTTTCCCGAAGCATACCAACAAGGAGCTTTTCGGCGGGAGCGTTCAGACCCACAGCGGCCATATCGTAAACGGCGTCGAAAAGTCCGTCATGTACGTCGACAAGTTCAAGGATATTGTCTATGGCGGACGCGGCTACTCTCTTCCGATGAGAGACCCTGCAGCCTATGTCAATTTCGACCAGGCAGTTACCTATGCAAGAGCAAAGGGCACCGGCTGGGGCCTGCTTCCCTTCGCGCTGCATTCCGAGATTGCTCTCTGGTGCAGAGCAAACGGAACGATGCCGAGAGGCAATAATAATTTTGGCGCAGATGTAAGCCGCCCTCTCGAGAAGGGCGTCGGTACCTACTACGACAGCGCGAACAAGCAGGATAGAAGAACCGCAACTGGATCGGGCCCAGAGACCTGGAACCATGACGGAACCGTTGCCGGCATCACGGATCTGAACGGAAATATTAACGAGTGGTGGGCCGGCTGCAGAATCGTAAACGGTGAGATCCAGATCATTCCGAACTGCAACTGCATGCTGCAGGACGTGAGCCTCGGATCCTCTTCGACGAGCTGGAAGGCCATCGCAGCAGACGGAACTCTTGTCGAGCCCGGAACTTCGGGAACGTTAAAATTCACCTGGGCAAACAGTGCGATCACGCTCACGTCCGGGAATGCAACCGTCGAAGATATCGGACGTTACACCGAGTTCAAGAGCCTTGCTCTGGCTTCCGGTCTGACAGTTCCCGAGATCATTAAGGAGCTGGCACTGTATCCGGCAGAGACGGGCGGTGATTACGGCGGAGACGGCAGATGGCTTGATACGAGCGGTGAGCGCGTGGCTCTCGGCGGTGGCTCTTGGGGCGATGGCTCGGCTGCAGGC